ACATATGTACTGAGCTTGTAAAGATCTCCAAGTTCAGTATTACCACTTACACCCCTAGCAACACCATTAAACTGATTAGATGTCTTTGATGAATAAAAGAATATTTCATCATCAACTTTAGCAAGTCCACTCTCAGGAAATCCTTCAGTCGATAGTACATTTATACTAGTATCCGAGATCCCAGTTATACCAACGGTTTTCGAGGACTGTGTTAGAACCTCTTTATCGTAATAATTAATATCACGATATTTTGTTAAATTTGCAACAATGTCTAAAACACCACCACTAAGCTCTTGTTGAGCATAGTAAGATTTGAGGAACTTAACGAAGTACTCATAGTCCTCTACGATGAATCCAGGTAACTGACTTTCAATCAGTGCCGAGATATTTTTAGACTTTACGTTCATTCTGGAACTGCACTAAAGTTGGATTTGGAGATATCAACATCAAGATATAGTTCTCGTACAGCATCTACATCTCTTGATGCAGGTTCTACACGAATTTCAATTTTATTATCAGTAAAACTTCCCTTAATAATAGTAAGATCATATAATTTAATTTCACCATGAGTGTAATCAATATCACCTACACCTTTCTTAAGGTATACTTTCTCACCAGTAAGAGAATTCAGTCTATATAGGTCTATTTTACCGAGGGTATCATCCTCCAAATACACTGTGAAGGAAGGATACTCACTGACTACAAAACCAGTTGACTTCATTACTGATGCATCACAAGAATCTTTAAATTCATTTACAAAACAAAGTTCATAATAATAAGTAGAATTCAATATAGGATAGAAATCCTTTCTAAGAGTTACATTAGTAAGGTTTGAGTTAATAGAACCATCAGCACCATCTATAACTGATGCAAATCTACTGTGACGGAATTTACCATTAAACTTTTCTGTCTCTGCAGCTGCAATATAATCTTCAACTGCTTTAATAGCTTTAGATTGAATTTCTGATTTAGTTAAAGTAGTTTTAGAGGTTTTAAAACTTATTGTTGAATTAAGCTCAATATAAAGAATAGAAGGATCAACAATTACAGGTGTAACAGAAGCAACTGAATAATTCTTCAAAGCTTTAACTATTTCATTCTTAGTATATGATGAAATAGTACTAGCATTATCTGGTTTAATTGCGATCTTTACTTTTCCAAATTCAGGAGGATTATCTTCCTCTCCACCAAATGTAATGATATCTGATATAGAAGCATAAACCTTCTTAATAATAGAAACATAGTCATCTGCTGTAACTGCCCTGTCCTGAGTCGCAAAACTCTTTGGAGCCTGTTTCTTGATGGAAGAGACTGATTCTGGATTAGCACCGCCTGTAGAAGCATTTACAAGGGTTACAGAAGTATTATAAGGAAAGCTATTACTAGGATTGATCTTATCATGTATCAAACCAGAGAAACTAAATGTCTTTGCTCCATTCGTAGTATCTGCAGATGTAGTAAGATAAGTTATCTCTACAAAGCTTCCATTATCTAACTGTTTACCAAATACTCCATCACCAAAAAATATTTCATAGTTCTCATCTTCTATTTCCTCTACGAAATAGACTTCCGATGTACCATCAAGGTTTAAAATGTTCTCTGCACTACTAAATGTTAAGAAAGATGTATCTCCTTGCTGTTTATACACCTTTACACGGATACTTGATACATCTGTACCAGTATTATTGATAATAAAACGCTGATTCTTAAGAGCAGTGTTAATTGTGTAAGACTGAGTTAATAAAGTACCTTGATATATGTCGATTCCCTCATATGTTGCTGTATTATTAACAAGAGGAGCTTCCTGATCTTCAATTACGACATATTGATATAGAGTATCATCGTAATTAGTAACAAATCCTGTTCCTTGCTTTAGTACAAGTGTATCAGGAGTAACACCACTACCTTGATAATCAACTACAAAATTAACAGTTGCTTTTGGAGCAGTTGCTGATCTAGGTCTATACCCAATTTGCTTTGCTAAGCTTACAACATTGTCTCTCAGAGTCGCTGAGTCAAGAAACATTTCATTTACCACCATGTTGGTGTTAAATGCTGTATAATAAGTGTTGTATGCTAAAACATCTAAGAATGTAGTGATAGCAGACCCTTCAAAGTCATAGTCAGTAAAATCTGACTGTGCTCTCATGTAATCTTTAAGTGCGGCTTTAATATCCGCAAAGTCTAAATTAGCAACTTGAGTATAGGGCATTATCGGGTACGATTAAGGAAGAACTCAATATCTTGAGGTGGAAGATCATCCCTACCTGTAATAGAGAAAGCTAGATGCACTTCAAATCCATTCTGATCAAAATCAGGCATTACACTAAGTTGTAGTATATTAATCCTAGGTTCATATTCGACTAAGCAATCTTCTACCGCAGTCTGAACAAGACCTGCCGTAGCATAGTCTAATGGTTCAAACAAATAGCTACGGACATCAGATCCAAAGTTACTATTATATAATCTTTCTCCTTTCTCTGTAAGAAGGATGTTTATTACCGCTTGCTTAATAGCAGCATTCTCCTTCTTCACAAGTAGATCATTCGTGATCTTATTTCTTGTGAAAGAAAGAGAAAAGTCCTTAAACTTTGTAACGGTAGGCATCAAGCATAGTTTGAGTAATATATTATGTATATCACTTTATTGGTCTTAATGATTCAGGAGGACCAGCTCCGTCACCTTCACACACATCAAACGCTATAGATACACGAATACCATCTGTATCATGGGGAGGAACCCAGTGTGGTACATCTGCAGAGAATATAATAAGATCTCCTTTATTATTCTCTACATGTACATCCTCGAAAACCTTTGGCTTCACTTGGAAATTAAACCATGTACCATCTGTAGGACCACCACAATATAAGATACATGATGCCCAACTCATAGGTGGACAATTAGGAGCAGCAACATCTCTATGAGCATGAATACCAAGACCTTCACCATTTCTAAAAGTATTTGCCCACATTCTTACATTTAATCCATCGGGAAAAATGCTGCGGATAGCAGGCATCATAATACTATGAATAATATTATCATCCAAATGATTATAAGACCCTGCTCTACCACCAAGAGCATCCGTCTTTTTATACGTTGAATATTGACCCAAAGCAGCTGCTTCATCAGGACCAGTTGATTTAACGTATTCTTCCGTCTCTATAACACGATTGTATAATATATCGCATTCCTTTTCAGTTAACCATTTAGGTATAATCTGATATTCAAACCCTTTCATATTACCAAGCCCACGATACTGCTGAATAACGTATTCCTTTTGTTACCTCAGTAACACCATGAGGATATAGGAATATTGAAGGAAACATAACAATATCGCCTTTACCTAGCTTAACAGTATAATCATCCCAAAAATACAAATCAGCACCCTCATAGTCATCATTGAGATTTACTATAAAGCTCAATATTGGAATTCCTCTTATTTTACCATCAAAAAGTGCCTGAATATGATCCTGATGTAGACGCATATGCTGAGTTCCACTATAACGATTAAATCGTACTCCTGAAAACTCAGTTAATATGTGTTGTGTTCTTTCAGAGGGATATGTGTATTGTTTACTATACACATTACCAGCACTCATCATATGAGGTGTAAGTAATAAATGAAGATCTGAAGTCATTTCTTGAACCTCAGGCTCATCTATCGGTTCAGAGCTCATTTCATCAGTTACCTGATTATACCATGCATGAGTTTGCCATTCTCTCGTTTTAATATCTTCAACAATATAATTACAAAGATTAGGAGGTACAATGCCTTTTTCTATATGAATGAAATCCTTCAGGTGTGTATCAGGTTTGTTCATGTGGATATAGGTCTTCAGTTTTCGCTTTATTAATATCTCTCTTCTTAGTCTTCTTTAACCATACATCAGCATCTGCTTCAGTAAGTAAAGTACTAACTTCTTCGTCTGCTCCTCTAGGGTATAAGTCTTCCATTGTTTTTAATGATAGTTGGTCAGTCCACCTTGCATTTGCATGTTATCAAACCTTACTTCCTTTAAGTTAAAAGACATTGATATTCTTTCAACATAAGAATGGTAGGGATAAACTAAATGCCATAGATAAGAAGGGAACATATACATGTTACCTGCTTTAGGGTGTATTACAGCATGTTGATTAGCATGTACTATGTCTAAGCATCCTACAGTTTCTGCTGCAAATCCATTAGATTCTCTTTCTTGCTCAATCTCTTCTGGTATATCTATAAACACAACCGCACTTATAATACCACTATGGTTGTGTATAGGATTAAACTCATTCTTATCTGAGAAGTTAACCCAAGGTCCATCCCCTAGATTAAAATTAATCTTGTGATCGTTTGGATCTAAGAATCTATCTGCATTCTTTCCATCCTTAGTACAACGATCTGTTGCTACTTCTCTATCATACGTTCCTTTAAGATAATTAAAGACATGTGGTCTAAGAAAGTCAACAAATTCTTTTTGTGGATATGGTGCAGCTTTCTGAGCTTGTATATTACCAGCTAACTTATCACTAACATCTTGACCCATTCTTACAGAATCAAGGTGTTCTAGGAGAAAGTCTAAAAACTCTCCCCTTATATCACCTTTATATACTAATGGTCCAAATGGAACAAAACATTCATTATGCGGTTGGTTTTTGGTCATCTATATGATCAGATAGTAATTTATGAATAGCGTTGATCCTTTCACTATCCTTCATTTGTTGCTCACTAATCTTAACGATCCATTCAGAAACCTTATGCATTAATAAACTGTTTCTATCAGGTGGGTTTTCTGGCCATACGTAATCTGGATCAGGACCACCAGCTGGGTTATCCATCGCCCGTTCCCATGCATCAGGAGGATAATCCACATTCGGATTATATGAGTTAGCAGCATTAGATCCTGCAGGAGGTGCGTACTCCGCACGTATTTTATCAGGAGCAGAACTCACAGAGATATTATAGTCGGGATCATACGACCCCATATTTTCAGTAGTCATAATAGTTTATATTCGGAGCTTTCGGCGGTTAGGCGATTACTCGCTAGCTTCAGGATTATACTTCTCACGTTCTTCGGTATCTACATTACCGTCCTTATCATCATCCCAGTCTTCCCTATACTGAAGGTTCCTAGGTTTTCCAACCACATAGTTGAATTCAGTCATTTTCTTCCTTGTCCTCGGTAGCGTTTCTTAGCTCCATTCCTAGAGCTGGCACTGTATTTAGTATGCTTCCCCATTCCCTGTCGAGTTTTCTTGGGTATTGCTTCTACATAATCGCCAGCACTCAATGATCCTTTACTTCTCGCCATATTAATCTTGCAAAGTACTTATATTATAACACACTCGTCAACCCGTAATAACTTTAACTGCACCTGCAGCACCTACACGAATGTTAGTACCAGCATTTAAAACATCTCCCATCTTAGCAAGTCTCTTACCACCAACTAATACTTTGGGTGAACCTGTAGCAATAACTGTACGGTCATTACTGCAAGGAGATGGATTGTTAGTACAAGTCATTCCAGGACTGTTAGGCATTTTATCTCCATCCCTGATAGGTTGCATACCATTAATCTTTACTTTCAGGAAAGGTACGTTAGGACTCATCACGAACGGAGAGCCTGTGCATGGACAGGAAGCACCTGTATCGACTATTCCTTTATAAAGTGTTGGTGCAGACATCGGAATTATAGGGAGGGAGTGTTAATATCATCCAAGTATACCGTAGGTGTCCTGTTGGAAAGGGCACTAAGGCGAGCTTCGATATCTGTGAGACGTACTCCATGATTTGACCGAGGGGCAGCATGGGAGTTTTCTTCAAGCTTACGAAGTCTTTCTTCTACACTATCTAGGTACTCCGAGACCTTTACATATGTTTCCTCTTCAGGAGGTCTGTACATCAATGTAGGTGTCTCCAATGCTTTCACTCTTTGGAGTAGCTCGGATATTTCCCCCTCCAGTCTCTTGATCGGATTGAGTTGATTGGTATCTTGCTGATGCTGCATGGTCGAAGTAATCACAGAATTGGTCAAAGTTGTTGAGTGCCTCTTCATATGTCCAAGAGGATG